TGATAAATATGAAATACATTGTAGCAACAGTTTACTTTTCAGTAGTAACTGCTTTCGTAATTAACTGTATATAGGAGAGGTGTGTGGAAGGAGCCATAGACATACGCCTAGTTGTTACTCTAGCTGGCATACTATTTAGTGTGGCAGGGGCTAGTGCTATGGCAAAGCTACAGATCAAACAGTTAATAGAAAAACTAGAAGATATGGAGCAACGCCTACGTAGATTAGATTCTAGGGGTGATAAGTTAGCCACGCTAACAGAGACACAAGAACAGAGAATAGATATCTTGGCTAAGATGTCATCTCCTGAGAACTTGAGGCGTGATCATATGAATATAGCAGAGATGAGTACCCACATTCAGAGGCTACAAAAAGACTGTGATAGACTATATTCTATGCATAATGGATCACATCCTCCTGTAGCCAGTGAGAAGAAGGCAGAATAAGCTAAATCCTCTGTATCAAGCTATAAGGGGGTCTACAGAAGAATCAGTACCTTTTAGCTATGTACATACCTGACGGGTTAGAGAAGGCTACTCACCGCCCTTCTCTGGCCCTTTTTTTAAAGAATTAAAAAGAAATTTGTTGTGATTCTGGTTTTCCATCAATTAAAATCCAAGTATTAGTCTTTTTATTAAAACCTAATAGTTTTACCCCCAAGTTTACTTGATTGTCTCTTAATTTTGGAAAGCACATCCGTTTTCCATCTGATCTGATCTGAACAGTTTTAACATCTATTTTTAATATTTCATTTGTTTCTAAATTTAAAGCTATTATATCAATAGGGCCAGTGGAACAATCATTACGAAAGACTTCATATCCTTGCTCAAGGAGCCAGCATACAGCTTTAAGCTCTAATAAATCTCCAACTTTCTTCGCTGCTAGTTTTGTATTATTTTCCATATTTACTCTACCAGTACGATATTCTCTTCTTCACTGACTCCAGACGGCTCTTCTGTAGTTTCCTCATTATTTTCTTCAAATAGTGCTTCAGCAAAGTCACACTTAGATAAAAGCTGTACAACCTTCTCTTCTCCTAATACATTGAGACAACCAACAATGGCCGTCTCCAGTGTCTCCTTGTCCATAGAAAAACTAGTATCACTGTTTGCACCACGGGTACGAGACAATAACTCAAGTGCTTTGATTGCACTGTTGGTGTGTCCATTTGCTTTGGCAAACGTATACTGATTTTCTATTTCTTCTATGACATTAACATTTGTTTCTAGTTCCTGTTCAAGTTCATGAACACGGTCAATGACCTCTTGCGTTTGCATGAGGCGATAGCCCTGATTATTTGCTGATCTAGCAGCATATCCAGCAGCCTTTGCAGCTTCAGTAGCATTACGATGTAGAACGTAAGCCTGTGCAAACTTCTCTTGTTTTTCATTAAGCATTATACTAAGCAATCACAAATTGTATTAATAATCATGAGAGAAATAATATATAATATCCATAGCACTAACATGCCTATAGGTATATAGTATAATATTCTCACCACTACTTCTTCATATTATTTCTGGCAACACCCTTCCACTTTTCAAATGAACGGGCGGCACCAAGTCCAAGAAGAGCCATGATTAAACTAACAAGCTCACCTGTTTCCAGTGATGGTAGTGTTACCATTGGATACCACGTTATAATAATCCAAGAAGATATAGGTGCTAATATAAACTGCCATGCCAGAGCAAAGCAACATACCCACATGATAGCTGGCCTAGCTCCGCTGACAAAGATAGAGGGATGCTTTGCCTGTTCTATGTTTGCTTGTGCCTGTGCAAGATCAAGAGACATCATCTGTTGTTTTAGTTCTGCATTTAGTTTGGTCTTTAAATCTTTATCTTCAACGAACTTATCAAGAACTTTACCAGCCACGCCAATGATTGAATCTGCAATACCTAATACCATTAGTCTTTCTCCCCTGCTTTGTTTTTCATTTTAATAATACGAGGGTATTGATCAATACGATACCCCAGTGTTTCAAATGTTGTAGTGTCTTGGTCTGTCATTGTATCAGCAAACACATAGATAGTCAAGTGTTTATAGTCTCTGCTTTTGTGAGCAAACAGTTGTAGCCAATCATCAGGATCGAACACAGATATGTGTGCATTACGTCCATCAGGTAGAGTTTTCATAGCCTTAAAACAGGCAACATTTATAAAGACCATCTTCCGTGCATAGCCAAATATTTCATCTACAACCCATGATAAGTCATCTTTAGATATATGCTCAAGGACATCTGTGCAAACTACAGCATCTCTCTTCTGCCCCGGTCTTCTGCTATACTTCTCATAGGCTGGATCATACAAATATACATCACCATCTTCTATATTCCAGTACTCAGGAAGAGGACAATCAATCTCATTGGTTATTGTTTTATAATCTTCTCCATATAGAATACCTTTACCACAGCCATAGTCCATCAAAGACTTACAATTATTAACTTCTAAATATGCTTTGATAAGATCAACAAACTTTAGAAGACTGCGACCATTAAACATACCCTCTCCTTGAGCATGTTTTTCTTTATACATTTTAATTAGCTTGCCAAAATCATCAGAAGGATTGAGTCTGCTGTTACCATTATCTATATCAATATTAGTCATCGTAATATCCTTTAAATTGTGGACGCTTTTCTTGTGATACTTTAATGTCCCACAGGTCAGCAACCATAGTGTCTTTACCATGATAAGATAGTACACCCTCCAGACCGGGATCATTAAATACTTTCTCACAGTCCTGTGCCATAGCAAGCAACTCACCTGTAGTCCAGTACGTGCTTTCTTTTACATTAACCTGTATATACTTTGGCTTGGGAACCTCTCCACCCTCAGTATCACCAGTAGTCTCTGTCTTCTCCTCATCAGTAGGTTCATCCCTGCAACAGTCAAAACCAAATAGATGTATGTCTCTGAAGCCCATCGTATGCAGCATACCTATACCACGCATAGCAGCGCATGTACCACCAGTGATAAGTGTAGCACCCTGTGGTATACCAAGCTCCTGACTTAGCTTAACCTGCTGATTCTCAATAGTTTTACCTTGCTCATCCTCCTCACGTAGTGAGTCAGTGAAAGCATGCCAGCCCCATATAGTTGCATCACGTTCTATCAAATGTTCTGTAACAGAGGGATCTGTCATAGATGCAACAAAGAACTTCATGTCAGGGCTGAAGTCTTTGAATAAATCTTTGCGTGTAATATTGTGTGTGCTTTTGCCAGTAATAGGTCTGGGGTCAAGAACAATACACGCCCATGGCGTTATACCATTTTTAATTAATCCCGGCAATGCGTGTTTAACTGCAAGAATTTTACAGTCAGGGTTAGATGTTATAAACTCTTTAAGATTTTCATAGTCAAGATAAGGACCAGCAGATATAATAGCTGCTTTATCTTTGTGTGCTGGATGCTTCTGCACCCATCTATCTCTACCAATATGTTTTAGATTTGTTTTAATATTATTACGTATATATTCTTTTGGCACTGAGTCTCTGGGATGCACAACTATAGGAACCTGCTTTAGTTCAGAAGGAATATCAGGTAGCTTTTCATCATGGATAAATACAACAAGATGTGTGCGGCCACCGTCTAATACCTTGTCATCAGAGGGTAGCACATGTTTACGCACTACAGCTTTCTCATCAAAAGATGTCCAGCCGTCCTCTGTTGTTTTCTCCTCGTTTACTTTCTTCGTAGCAATAGAATCAAAAAGATTTTTCATACCCTGATATTTATCATCAGGAGTTCTGTCATCATCGTCTTTAGTAAAGAAGTGATCACCCATAACGACAGGAACAGTCTTGAGAATGTCGTACTCATGTTTTACAGTTTCAATACTGTTACCACTACCCATCAATGCAAAGTCTACTTCATCCATAAAGATAGGACGTAGAGTATCTCTGACGTTACCTTTATATAACTCGTAAGTAAACTCTTTATCTTTCTCTTTGCTCATGTGTTCAGCAAACTCGTCAAACCTTTTCTCCACTGCCTTTCTAGTATTGTGAGGTTTGGCATTGAACTCTTCTTTGTCTGTCTCTACTGTTGCATCTTCAAATAAATCGTATCCAATGTAGTGAACTGTATCTGTTCTATCAAAGGCAGCAAGAGCCATCTCAATAGCACGGCCACCGTTCCATGTCCCTGTCTCTAGTATAACCTTTGGTTCATAGAAACGAATAGTATCTGCAAGCTGCTTGTATCTGCCGGGAAGAATATCAGGTGTAGTTTCTGTATCAGACAAACCAATAACTCTTTTACCTGAACTGTCTCTGACATTCACAGAGTTTTTGTCGTTGATATTAACAACTAAGTTCTCCATGCCAAGAAACTCATGAACAGTCATACCATGTGCAGTGTAGATTGTAACAAGTCTGCTAAGAATAAATGCAGCAGTCCACTCACGATAGTTGGTAAACTCACCTGACATGTAGGAGCCACGCCAATCACCCATGATATCTACAGCAGTCTGTCGAGATAAATTAAACGCCATGAGGTAGGATGTCTCTGGTGTGTATATGAAGTCTACAGAATACTTAGGGTCAGGAAAATAATAATCTAGTGTGGATGATCTGATGTCCTTCACAGTGGCGCACATGGGGTCAAGCCATAACAGCCAGCAACCCTGATTGTTGAAGCCACACTCTGTAATAGCAAAGACCTCTGGTCCTGATGACAGTGCATCAAGCAGTTCTGTATACTGCACCACACCATCTTCAGTGCCATCGTGATCTTGGTTTTCTTCTACAAAAGTATTGTACTCTTCAATATCTTCTAGATTGTGGTAGTGAATGTTCTTGGCTTCAGGCAGAGAGTAGTTACTAATATCAAGATTATAGTAATAACAGTGAAACTCTATGTTGGGTTGCCAGTTATCTTTGAACTCATTGAGAAGTTTGAAGCCATTCTTTTTTAGCTTCTTCTCATCAAAGCATGTTACAATTTTATATGTCATATGGTTTAATAATTCCTTTTCCGGCAAGGTAGGTGTAGTCTCCATTCCACTCAGCAGCGTATCTTCCATCAATCTCTCTGGAACATTTCCAATCTCTGAACCACGGTCCTCCTGTAGTAAAGTGTACATTCTTTGCCTCTATCTCCTCTGGTGAGTGGCCGTCAAGCCAGTTCCATTCTTGATGTATAGTTCCAATGTCACCTTCTTTGTCAGGCAACCACTCAAAGCCATGCAGCCAAGAACCCGGCTGTGTGTTAACATCAACAGGGTTTAATCTTTTGTTAAGCTCATGACCACAGTTCCAAAGAATAAGGCTTGACCAGTTCTTGCGACGATAGGACTCCTGCTTACGGCCATCCATCTTGAACTCTTCAGTTGGTTCATACTTATGTTTAACGCAGTATAGTGGATAATAATCTATATTATATTCATCAAATAAATCATTAATGTCAGTGCGAAGATACATGTCGCAGTCCATGTATAATGCCCAACCCTGATACATGTTTAAGGCAGGGACAAGAAAGCGTGTGAAGCTAAAGTCAGTAGAGAACGGCTTACCATCTATGTCATCAATCATTTGTCCATCTTTGATGGTATGCTTACGAGTATATAAACCCATACGTTCTACAATGTCTTTTCTTATTGGCTTGATATCTACATTTTCAACAGAGATACGCTCAATAGTAAACTTTAATACCTCATAAGCTACATCCTCTCTAGGATCATAGCCAATGTAAACTGTGTTAGGTGATTTTCTCATTAAGTTTCCTTCTTATTTTCGCACAAATAATATTCTTAACAACTCCGTGCTTTCCTCTTTGTTTAAAAAAGTTAAGGGCAAAATTTTCTAAATTTTCATGATGTTTATCAACGTAAGCAAGACAAGGAGATAAGGAATTAAATAGTATTGTCTTATTAGTCATGTTACGTATTTCTACTGCATCTCCTCCCTTATAATAGGAAGGATCAGAGAAAAACATTGTTACTAGAATAAAGTATTTCATATTATATTTCTATTTTTTATCTGATGCAGATTTAAATATAAAGGCCGTCATAACAATTCCAAGAAGAAACAGGACATGACCAATCACTAGCTCACCGTACCATATCCATGATGTTGTTGCTGCACAAAAGATTGTTGACCACATAACACTAAGCACGATCATAGTTTGTAAACGCTGTGCGGGTGGTAAAGCTCTTAGTGGATTAGCCTTTGAGTCCATTAGTTGTTCGTACATATTCATGTGTTATCCTTATAAAAAATGGGGGAGCAAACACTACTCACTCCCCCAAGTTTAGTTATAGGCTGTAAACTTTTTCTTTTTTCTCTTCAGGAACTACCTTTTGAAGATTAATGGTGAGCATCCCATTATTAAAAGAAGCATCATTTACAACCACACCTTCGGCAAGAATGAAAGACTTTGAGAAGGGTCGCTTCGCTATGCCTTTATGTACGATCTTCTTATCATCTTCCTCTTTAGTTTTCTTGCCGCTAATGGTTAGCTTGTCGGATTCTGTTTTTACTTCCAACTCCTCTTTGTCGAATCCAGCAGTGGCTAACTCAATAGTGTACTGCCCATCTCCATCTTTGATTAAGTTGTGCGGTGGATAAGCACCCGCACTTGGGTATGGAACATTGTCAACTATCCGAATCATCTCATTAAATAGTTTATCATGACCAATAGCCCAGTTAGAAAAATTAGAAAAGAAAGGGTGGTTACTGTTTAGACTTGCATGTACACTCATATCATTTCTCCTTATAGCAAGTTGATATTACGTGACCCATTATTGGCATCACACATATATTATACTATGTCTTAGGTATTTTGTCAAGAACTTTTTTACCTTTCTCTATTATTTCTTCTATGCTTCTACCACAACCAACGCAGTAGCGGCCATCTGTATCTGGCTTGCACATGTTTTTACACGCCACAACTGCCACCATGTCCGGTGATGTCACAGATGTCATGTGTCTCCAGCCCCTCTTCAAACTCTTCACCAAGCTTCTCTACAGCCTCAGAATATGGCACCGAAGATAGAGGTTGTCCTCCCCTACATCCATCAGGGTACACGGTGAAGCCACGCAACCTGTGAGCATAAGAGGCAAGAGTATTAGTAAACTCATCAACTGTATCTTCATTGTTAAGCTTGCTTCCCCACTTGGGTAGGTTAATTGTACTGCTGATAGACATATCAACATAGTCTTGAACATCTGCTTGGAACTTCATACGCCTCTTATAGTCCTCCGCAAGATCAAGAGCAGACTCAATATTTTTAGGATCAATACCATACAGATCAATGATCTCTTGTGCTGCACTGTCCACCACATACTGATAGTGCCAGCGATTACCACCCTTGAGATACCTGCGCTTGTATGCAACTGCAAAGATTGGCTCAACACCTGTGGAGGTGCCAGCTAGAATCCCAATAGAACCTGTCGGAGCAATGGCTCTATTAGCGACAGGAGTACTACAGTTAAGGGTATCAGCAAAGGTAGTGCTAACGTGGTCACTAACTCCTTTATATACCGACAACCATTTGTGAAGCCCTTCGGTAACTTCATACTTTTGTCCTCCCTTGATAAGCCATTCATGCATACCCATCAGGCCAAGTCCCAGCCTACGGTTCTTCTCTCTGGTCTGATAAACCTTTTCGTATGGAAGCTTGGCTCTGAGTGTGCCGCATAGCAGGAACTTAGTGGCAAGCTCTACTACATCTGCAAACTCTTTTAGATCGTCAATGCGCCCCATATTAATAGAACCAAGATTGCACACATCGCTATCATCTTCAGATGTAACCTCCGTGCAAGCATTACGCAACGTCTCCTTCTCCTTGTCGAAGAAATTGAACGAGAACCCCGGTTCTGCGCTTCTAAGAGCCTGACGTACATTAGTCCTAAAGACATCTCCTGTATCTCCTGTCTTCCAGTAGTTAAGTAACCATTCAGTATCATAGTTCACACTAATATTTGTCATATCAAGCGGAGCATTAAAATTAAAGTCTTGTTCTTTGACCTGACCAACGGTGAAACCTGTCTCACCTACGGGCATGTCATACCAGTTCTTGCTAACAAGAAACTTCTCTATGTCAGCATGTTTCCAATTAAGACTAGCATAGATAGCAGACCTACGACTACCACCCTGCATAACACGCCTACCAATCTCATTGATCATCTGCATCTTTGGTATAGGACCAGAGGCAAGACCACCAGTGCCTTGCAGTATCCGGCCCTCCTCACGGTACACAGAGTAGTCAATACCAATACCACCACCTGTCATGAGGCAGGACTCAGACTTCCAAGATACATCTGCCCAATCTTCTCTGGTGTCTTCCTCTGCACGTAAGAGATAACAGTTATTAAAGAACTTGTTCTCACGGCCAGCATAATAAAGATAACGACCACCGGGAATAAACTTCAAGTCAGTGATCATACGTTTCAGTTCGTCTTTGTCATCCTTTGGTAGGTAGTCCTGACATACATCGTCTACCAGCGTAATAGCTAGAGCATCCCATGTCTCACACCCATGATGGGCGTACTTGTGTTTAAATATGTCTTCGCTAAACTTAGAGCGAAACATAGGGTTTTCGTTAGAACGAAATTGTGGCATAGCTTTGTTCCCTTTCTAATTGTCGTATTCCATTTCCAATATGAGTTGGGCATAGTGGATTGCTTTCTCTATATCCTTTCTCCCTTCTCCCTTTGTTCGATGTCGAGTAATGTATTTTATCACATTACCCTCCAAATAGTCAAGCCCATTGGCATGAATATATTCAACTGGTTGTATCTTACATCCCTTGTAGTGTTCTCCTCCTACTTGTTGTTTTAATGCTCTATCTTCTTTCATACGTCTAAGATAATAATCATAGCTGCGTTCTCCTTTTGGATAGTTAGCTTCGTCATAGGAAAGAGTTAAGCTTTCTTCTGATTTCATTTACGTTCTCCGATGTTACAGCTTTAATTGCAAAGTCTCTAACTGTATCTGGTTCTAGTCCAGCCAGATGACAGGTGCTTTCAAAGTTCTCACACGTTACACCAACAGAAGCAAACACCCATGCTGATGCCTGATCTCTTTGAAGGGCAGTCTCATTAGTTTCATTATCTTCTTTTGGTTTGCTCATGTCTAATAGAGCTTGAAGTATAATAGCTAGATTAAGAGTTCTGTCTGGGTCTTTTTGAGTTAGGTCATACAGACTATTAAAATCAAGTATATCACTCATCTTCAACCTCCTGAACAGGACGATAAAATTTCCCGCCAACATAGTTATTGTAGTAGGCAGGTTCATCTGTTCCCTCCAGCTTTGCTGTAAGAACTTTATATATCATTTGAAAATAACACTCATAGTAACGAAGGCTCCTTTTGTTTTTGTATTGACCAATAACTTGAAAACGAAAATGTTTCTTACCAAGTTTCTTAATATCTTCATTTAAGTATTTACTAGAGCCTGTGTATATACGCCAGTTAGATTCTACCTTTTTACCTTTGCGTGTTATATAATATTGTTTACAACCAATATAGGCTTTCTTAGTTTTCTTATTGGTTATCCTATAAACAAATCCAAAGTTATTCTTTTTGTCAAACTCTTTATGATACTCCCAATGCGTCACCAGTTAGTTATTTCCTCCACTTCAGGTTCTTTAGCCACGTTGGTAAGATACCTACGACCATGTGCATACTTGAATACACGTATACCTTTACCTTGATTAGCATCCGCCCAACAGTCTCTCTTGTAGCCACAATAAATACAACTAATAGGAAGCTTACGGTTGCCAGACTTACCATCAGGTATATCGGAGTAGCACCTATCAGGTACAGTATCCTGTAAAACCAATCCTTTAAGGTGAGAGATTCGCTGCTTCGCATTTATCATATCCATGTAATGTAGTTTGGTAAGACATATCTCTCCTGTTGATTTGTTGATAGCAAGGAACGCCGCTTGGTCTATACCATTAGCTTCAGCATATGCAGATATCTGTGCGACGTAACCAAAGGGATCATCCTCTGCTAACTTATTATGTTTAAACTTGTCGAATCCAACGCCACTAGCAGACTTACAATCAACAACGACGCCATCAATAATACAATCCTGATGTCCGGTAACACCTTCTACCTCCACTTCTTTCTGTTGATCTGTTACTTCATGTCCTGATATAGTAGAACACAGGAGCAAAAGCTCTTCAAGAATATAACCATATAAAAACTTGATACGTGTAGCTGGTGTTAAGTCAGCCTGATCAAGTGGTTTATTAACATCATACCAGATGCGGCGGTCTGGCTTGCCAATAGCAGAAAGCCTGAGATTACCACGATCTTTGGGTGTGTCATATAAGAAATCTTTTATATGAACCTTTAGCATTTCACCAAAGGTATCTATATGTTTATCTACTTCACTCTCGTCCATGTCTATAGGATCAAGTGTAAATAGACTATATATATCTTCAACGAGAGTATCTATTGTTTTCATAATAAAAAGAGGGAGAGAGTAAGGACCAGAAACTCCCTCCCCCTTCCTTTCTACGCTAGGTTAAAAAGGAACAGCTTCGTTCTGCTGCACGTAACCTCCATCAACGGGAGCAAAATCTTCACCCCCACCTCCAGAGTATTCAATGAAGTCAACTACCTGTATCGCTGCAAGGTCAGCAGATACACCAGACTTTCCAGCGTAGCTCCACTCATATGGAACAGCTTTAACATTAACACTGCTGCCATTGGCTACTAGCTTACCGTCCCACAGATTGTTTTGTGAATCTTTGACGATAGGTGCCTGACGTTGCGTACCATCCTTACGTAAAACCTTACGCTTGATAGTTACAAAGTCACCACGATCATCTCCCTTATTTGTAATGGGAAGGCCAGCACCCTCAATGACTGAGCGATTGTCATCATCGACCTCAATCTGA